TGAAATTTGGGAAATGGGTACGTTAATGTGTGTACCGGGTTTTAGAATAAATAACAACGAAATGTATAACTAATTATGGCAGAATATAAATCAAAAGATAAACAACAAACCTCGAAAGAGAAACAGCTTATAAAGCGTATAAACGCAATGTTTGACATCGCTAAGCGCTCAAGAAGCAATGTAAACAAGCTATGGAGGGAATCCGAAGAAATGTACGCTGGTGAGCACTGGCGTGGTAGTAATATGCCTAAGTATCAAAATCAAATGACATTAGACCTTATTGCTTCTGCAATAGATACAATGATACCGATTTTAAGCAGTAGGCCGCCTAAAATAGATGTATTACCATCTTCTACAGATGAAGTAGACCGTAAGATAGCGGAAACAATGCAGATACAAATGGACGACCTATGGGAAATGAGAGACATGCAAAATGTCATGTCTGAATGGATTATGGACTTTTTAGTGTACGGAACTGGCATAATGAAGACTTATTTTGGTGAAGATGACCTACCGGAGTGTAAAGTAGTAGACCCATTTAGTTTCTTTGTAAATCCTTCCGCAACAAGATTAGAAAATGCAGATTGGGTTATCTATGCTGCTCCAGTACCGCTACATGAGATAAGACACAAGTATCCAGAAAAAGCACAGTATGTAAAAGCAGATAGTAACTTAGAAAACTTTGAAGCATTAAGAATAAATGACATAGGGCAGGATAATAGCACTAAAGTAGTTATTAACGACCCTACAACTAATTCTACGAGCAGATATTCTAGTGAGGGTGCAGCAGCTGAGGATTTAGAAGAAAGGGTCTTATTGATAGAATGTTGGTGGCGTAGCGGTGAGCATGACTATGTAGATGCAGAAAAATCAGACTCACAAGTTTCTAAAATCCCGGGCAGTAGGCTAACTGTTATAGCTGGAGACTGTCTATTACATGATGGGCCGAGCCCTTACCCGTTCTTAAATAAACAGCATTACATACAGCATCCTTTTCCGTTCGTTGTTGCCAAGAATGGCGGCTCGGCTCACTCTTTTTATGGGAAGCCAGAACCTAAAAGACTAAAATCATTAAATCTAGGATTAGACAGGGTAGCTTCACAAATTGCTGATAACATCCACTTAATGGCTAATCCAATGTGGGTAGTAGATGAAACAGCACAAGTTACTGATAGTTTGGTAAATAAACCGGGTAGTGTGGTTCGTAAAAAGGGGCCGGGTACAGTAGCACAAGTATCACCAGCACCAATGCCGGGATATGTGTTCAATTTTTACCAAATGATGTATGATATATTTGAAGTTGTATCCGGTGTAAATAGAGCAACACAAGGGCGTGAAGCCCCGAATGTTACCAGTGGTGTGCAGGCGGAAACATTACAACGTGCAGCAACGACAAAGATAGAGTATAAAAGTAGAGCAATAGATGTTTCTGTGCAACAATTAGGAGCGCAATGGCTTTCAATGATACAAAATCTATCTACAGAAGAACATGTTGTCAGCGTACCAACAGATGCTGGTATGGAAATGCGTGGATATAAAGGCGTGATGTTTAAAGACCAACCAATGAGAGTTAGAAGTAAGACTGGTTCTATGTTACCGGTAAATAAAATGTTCATTGAACAGAAGGTTCTACAACTCTTACAAGCTGGTATTATACAAGACCCAGAGTTTGTATTAGAAAATATAGAACTTCCGGGTAAGCAACGTATTCTTGACAAACTTAGAGAGCAAAAACAGCTACAAGAAGAAGCAGACAGAGACCAAGCATCTCAAATGGCAAAGCAAGAAGAAATACTTAGCACAAGCACTGATGAAGATGAGATAATGAACATCTTGCAACAACAACAAGCCGCAATGGAGCCATTTGGGCAGGAATAGTTGTCAAAAACATCTTTATATGGATTGTATAACTTTAAGAACTTTGCTTACAGTGTTTAAACAATATAAGGATATTTATGCCAGAAGGTAAAGGGACGTACGGTTCTGTAAAAGGAAGACCTCCTAAAAAGAAAAAATTAAAAAAAGTTAATCTTAACAAGCCTGTCCTTGCTGGTTTAAGTGCTGGACAAGTAGTGCAAGCAACTATGTTAGCAAAAGGTAAAAATAAAAAATCTGATGCTGGAAAATTATTAGTTGCTGGATTAGGTACAGATTTAGCAACAAGAGCTTTAAAAAAAGCTTATAATAAATATGTAGATAAGGTGAATAAGAAAAGAGGCTACTAATAATGCCAAAATACAAAGGGAAAAAATATCCATATACCTCTGAGGGTATGAAGGCTTACAAAAAAGCCTTAAAGAAAAAAGTTAAAAAAAAGAAAAAGTGATTAACTAACAGCGTCTAGGTAGACCAACTGGAGTAATTATGATAGAAGATACAAGTCAAGATTTACAAGAGGATGTCAGTGTAGAAGCAGCAGATAATGTTGCTTATGATAGTCCTACATATAACGCAAAAATTACAACAGAGCAACTGGAATCATTATTTGTTTCAGACTCTGAACCTGAACAAGTCAGCGAAGCTACAGTAGAAGCTGACACCGCAGAGACTCCCATAGAGGAGCAACCAGCAGCGGAAGAGCCTCAAGAAGAGGAAAGTAGCGAACCCGAATTGCAAGGTTTCGTTGATGAAGACGGAAACGAATATACGCTTGAAGATGTAGAAAGTTGGAGAGACGCAGCAATTAATCGGGATAGATGGCAAAAGTCAAATACGGAGAAAGCTCAAGCCCTTGCTGACGAGCGTAAAAAATGGGAAGCCTTGAAAGATGATTCGGATTTGGTAGATGCTATACGTGATTACCTTGGAGCGGATGCAGATAAACATCCATTCTTTAATGAACCTGTTGAACTAGAATCGGAACCTGAAATAATAGAACAAGAGCCACGTGAAAGTACGGAAGTAGATGAACTAAAGTACGAGATGGCTCAAATGAAAGCCGAAATGCAAGTTGAGAAGGACATTAAAGAACTTGTTACGAAGTATCCAGAACTACAAAGTAGTGACGATGCAGTCAATGAAGTAATAAATCTTATGCTAGAGCGTGACTTACCAACATTAGAAGATGCTTATATTATTAATAAAGCTAATGCTGGTGAGCAAAGTGCTTATAGAAAAGCTATTGCTACTATTGAATCTGCTAAACAAAACAAGGAAGTCCCAGTACAGGATGGTGTTCGTAAAGGTGTAAGAGAGGCAAAAGTGCCTGATTACAAAGAATATCGTGAAATCCGGGGACATGTCCTTGATAACTACGAACTGTTTAAATAGGAGATTTAAATGTCTTTAAATTATGATAATCTGTCTGCTATGACACAGGACGTGTACATACCTAAGCTGGTTGACAATATTTTTAAAACAAATATTTTAACATACCGTATGCTTAAGAAGTCCATCCCTCATGGTGGTGGTACTGAAGTTGTACAGCCTGTAGAATATGCGTCTATGGACAGCTCAGGTGGAAGCCAATCAATGGGTTTCTACTCTGGAGCTGATGCTCTAACTACTAACGAGAAAGAGAAATTCTCTGCTGCAAAATATGACTGGGTGCAAGCTTATGCAACCATTCGTATCACTGGTAAAGAAGAAGCTCTTAACGATGGTAGTGAGAAGGTACTTGATATGTTAGAAGCTAAAATGAAGAATGCTGAAAGGTCTATTCGTGACTTGTATGCAACTACATTATATGGTTCTAATAATGCTGCTGCAACTGGTTTTAACGGACTAGGGCACATTATCCAGAGATATGCACAATCTGGTGATGGTAGTGCAGCAACTAAGCTTGGTGGTATTGAGCGTGCTACTTCCAGTGGTTATGACTGGTGGAATGCTGGATATGCTAAAGAGTTTAGTGATACTGGCCATGCTTCAGATGGTTCTGAGCCATCTTTTGCTCAGATAACAACATCTAGCTCTGTTGCTTTAGCTCAAGGTGCTGATACTGCTGGAATGGATAGAGCAGCTGTTGGTGAATCTATCTACTTACCTAACATTATGCGTGATGCAGTTGGTTCTCTTTCTTATGGAGCTGATAGACCTACGCTTATTGTTACTACTCAAGTGTTGTTTGATGCTTATGAAGCAACCTTGAATCCAAACAAACGTTTTGTTAATAGCGATATTGCTGATGCTGGATTCCAAACTCTTGAGTATCGTGGTATTCCTGTAGTTGTTGACCATCAGTGTCCTGATGGAGAAATGTTCTTCTTGAATGAGAATTACGTTCAATTCAGACACCATCGTAAGAGGAACTTTACGTTCACTGGTTTTAAAAAGCCAGAAAACTACGATGCAGCATGGGGTCAAATCCTTTGGTTAGGTGCATTAACTTGCAGTGCTCCAAGGATGTTGGGTCGTGTAAAAGGTCTAGCAGCTAGTTATTAATCTTTAACCTTTAACCTGATAGTTGGGGGCCTTGTGCCCCCTCTATCAATTAGGATACTATGGCATACACTTGGACAGACTTACAAAACAAAGTAAAACGCAGCTTCAATGATTCTACTACAAATGTAGTTGAATATTTAAAAGAAGCTGAAATTGATTTTGTAGAACGTACACAGTGTTTAGAAAAAGTAATATGGTTTTTTGTTTCTACAGGAAACAATGGCAAGTTTGAATTACCAAACGATTTAATACGTATCAAAAGAGTTAGTTGGGATGGAGAAATAATTAAACCGATTCAACCTTACGATATAAATGAATACTACACAGACGGTACCTCTTTAAATAAAGGTCATGTAAATTGTTATTTTACCCATGGTAATGAGATATATTTTGTAGAAGCTCCTAGTTCTGGTGCTTATGTAGGTATATGGTATAGTTACATACCGGAGGCTTTAGATAGTGCTGGGGCATATAAAAAAGTAAACTACGATACTCAATCTACAGGCTCGCAAAAACAACGTCTTTTACAAAGTGGTTTAGAGATAAATAATGGCGCAAGTGTTACAGCTACTATTGTAAAAAATGAATTTGACAACATAGCTGGTACTGGTACTCTTACGTTAAAAGACGTTACAGGCGGTTCTTTTGCAAATGATGAGAAAATTTTTGTTGACGATATAACACATGCTAGGGTAAATGGCAGTCAGGCTGATGTTGCTGGTCATGGCACAGAACCAGAGATACCAAACAAGTTTAGATTAAGTTTAGTTGATTATGCTAAATATAAATTATACTTAGATGAGGAGGATGAAAATCGTGCTTCAGTCTACTTACAGCTTTACCTTAACAACATTGATAAGGCTAGTGCATCCTTTATTAACAGAGACGACTCTGGCCCTTATGTGGTTAGGGACGTAATTAGTCGAAATAATGTTATATAATGGCAATAATAGAGATAAAGGATTTTCGTCAAGGTCTTAACACTTTTGACGACCCAGAGGATAGTGGCCAACTATCTGAATATAAAAATTTTAATATAAGAAAATCGGGAATACTAGAGACCCGTAAGGCATTACGCCCTGAATATAAAACAACAACATCTGTTGCTATATACGATTTGTGGAGATGGACAAATAGTAATGCAAGTGTCTGGATAGTAACTGACAAATTTGCTACCGGAGATGATGTTCTTTTATGGAATGTAAATAATACTTTCACCAGTGTAGCTGATTTTAACAGCGATATAATAAGAGCGATAATAAATAGAGAAGCTTTTAGGGCAATTCTTGCTGACACCAAGGTTAAAATCATTCAATATATTGACAATGAATATTTTTTTGGGGAGTATGACCCTACTGCTGGGTATATAGCAGGAAATGCAGCATTAGAATATCCATTAACATGGAAGTATAATTATGTAAAAACAACTGCGGGTACAGGAGCTATGGCCATAGGCCATCATTATTATAAAGCTGTGCCTGTTTTTGATGGAGTGCAAGAAGCATTATTTGGCGAAAGTCACGCATATTTAAAGACTACGCAAGCCGATAAAGCATTTGAGATAAGATTAGATATAGATACAAATAATTTTAATAAGCGTATTACCAGCATTAATCTTTATCGTGCGTTCTCAACATCTATAAATGTTGAACCATCATATTACTTTGTAAAAGCTATACCACTAAAAACAAAGAGTACACATAGTGATAGGGCTGATTTAGATGCTGCTAATATTGGACAAATTGTTTATATACCCGGAGAAGATTTTACTCAGAGTGAATATAACAGTTATACTCATTTTTTCTTCGGATGGACTGGTGGCTCAGGTGAATACGCTACGACACCGGGTGTTACAAGTCCATATCAAATAACTAGCAAACATAATGAATATTTAGTCCTTACACCACTTTCTGGTACCGCTATTGCTGAAGGCATAGATAACAGTGCATGGGATAGGCCATGGACTATTACAACTTCTGGTAATGCTAACCCATCAAGTAGTGGGACTAAAAATAGAGCATACGCTGGTAGAGATGTCATAGTAGACCCAGATGGTGATTATAGCTCAAATAAATACACGAACTGGGTTGCGTATGACTCATCGGGTAATAACGCTATTATAGAGCAAAATAACGCTAAAGCTTTTAGGTTAAATCAAGATTTTGGCTCATATAGTTCTAATGTAGATATAGACATAAGCGATGGGTATAGATATGAGATTTCAAGTAATAATGTGTATATCTATATGTACGACAAAGGATATTTAGATGGAGCACCACATCACTTAGATGGAGTAAAGTCTGCTAAGGTAAATTATAAGTACGGTGCTGAGTTAAATGGTCGTTTATTTGTAGGTAATGTGATTACCGACCCCGATGATGCAGCAGAGGTCTATAACAACTGGTTAATGTATAGTGAAATGAATCAACCAGATGTTATACCTTTAGACAACTTTATCTCTATAGATGACCCTCAAGGTGGTGAAATTACTGGTGTAATTAATTTTAATGGCGACTTAGTTGTGTTTAGTGAGCGAGGCATATTTAGATTAGATGTACCAAGTTTAGACCCATCAGGTTGGAGTTTATCTGAAACCTCTCCTAATATTGGTTGTATAGCTCCTGAGTCTATTGTGCAGCACAATGGTATAGCATATTTTATGAGTAAAAAGAATATCTACGCTTTAATGCCAAATTTTAATGTAATGCCTATAGGAAACAATATTTTAGATGTTATTGAAAGTGAGGCTATAGCAAGATTAGCCCTTTCTAAGTTTGAAA